TCTGACGGGTAAAATGCCCTTCAAGAAGCTGCGGCAGGCTCAATAGCGGTATCAGTACCCTTGTATTCCTCAATGATAAATTCAAGAGTAACAGTCCACTTTTCGTTCTGTGCGGTTTCGGGAGTTGGAATAAACTCCGGGGGTTCCGCCACAACAAAGAAACCGTTGGTAAGTTCCTCATGCCAGACTTCGAACCACATCTTCTTTGATTTGTCAGCACGGTTTTTGTAAGCGTCAATCATGGTCTGCAGCTGTGTCAGTACACCATCATTCACATTGAATCCCACGCTCCAGGTTCCGCCCGTGTCCTGTCTCCCTTTCTTGTAACGGGTTACAAGGTCTTCGATTGCGGAAACGTCAATCTGGTTTGTAGAAAGAGATACGCCGCCGATATTGTCGGCACGTTCCAACCAAGTAAACGCCGCAGGCTTTGTTCCTGCTGTGGTTTCCAGACCGTAGCCAAGTTTTACTTCCAGACTTGTAAGTCCAGCATCAACTATTGCGCCCATAAGTTAGTTCCTTTCTGCGGAATTAACCGCAAATTAGTTTTCGTTTGTTCTGCCATTCGCAAGCGCATCGTCAGCACCGATGTTCCGCCTGTACCGAGCCACAAAACGGGCAACGCCGGTTCGGGACGCACTTCTTTTTGGCAGGAAATAAGCGGAGAAACCCATAGATTTCATAGCGTTCATACACTCATACGATAATCTCTTTGCTGTCCGTTCGTCCTGTGCGTAGACTTCGCATTGACAGCGCATGTAGATACCGTTGACGGAATGACCGTATATATCTTCCATGATTTCGTCCGAATCTATCTGCCTAAACCAGACCGTAGGGAAATGCGGCGAAGTATTTACCTCATAGTCACTGGTATAGGTCACTTTGCCAACAAGATTAGGATACCTTGTGGAGATAGCGTTATTAAGTTTTGTACGCAGAACAGTAAAAACCCTGTCCTCTAACTCTACGTACCACATCTGATTAGCCATAGATTTCTCTTACGACCTTTCTGATTTGATTTTTGATTTCTTCTTCGATTTTACCCGTAGCATCAGCGGCAGGCGTACCATAGGATATTTTTCCGTTTCCGTAATGCCAAGCTTCATGCAAGCCAAGTCCAGAACCGTATCCGCCGATGGTATAGCCAAATTTCTCTGCATTTGTGGTAGCAGGTTTTCCAGCATAGCCCTCGTTAAAGTGGATACCAGAACCAAACTCGATGAATGTCACATCATGTCCAGAAATCTGAATCACCGCAGTTAAACCGCCGTCCTCTGTCGTGATTTCCAAAGTAGGAACAGCGCTGTCAGGTGCGGTCATTTTTCCTGGTTCTATGGAACCTGCGCTTGCTTCTGCGTACCGTTCGCCTGCGGCTTTGATTCCAACTTTAGCAAGCCTGTCAACAAGCTGCTTATGCTTATCTTGCAGTTCGTCTTTGTATTCCTGCAATTCCTTGATTGCGCTATCTACGGATTCAGTAGACAGGGCGCACTCAATGATTCGTTTCCGTACCGCCACAGCAAAACCCCACGATCATATTCATCTATCCGTTCCATCCGTCATATCCTGCATGGTCTTTTTCAGCCTTTTGATAATCCAGACGGGCATTGGAATACCTGCAAGGTCAAGATTTTCGATGACGGAAACTGTCTCCATCAGGACAATATAGATGCTAAAGAAAAAGGCGATATTGAAATCAAGCGGAATGGCAATGCCCACGAGCCATGCTACGACCACGACCATCATTTCACCGCCCTTGCGGAATAAGCCTTTCCGCATCTTTGTGGAATCCCACGTTGAATTAATTGTTGCCTGTATCCACCCAGAAACGACATCGGTCGCAATCATCACAAGGGGAAGCAGAAAAATCCAGTATGTGTGGCTGTAGTGCAGTTCGTCTACGATTTCGGTTCTGTAGCTGAGTAAAAATGATGTTATGAAGTCCATGATTGTTGTCTCCTATGCTGTCACAACGGCTGTTAAAATCTCTGGTGTCATGCGTTTGTCTCCTTGTTTGGGGGTTCGCACCACCCATGTTGTGAGTGGTGCTTTGTGTGATTTTGAGTATGTTTTATAAAGATACTTCTATTTTATTTACCACGTTTATATTAGGAGTACTTATTCCAGTCGGCAAAGTTGTGATTGGGCTTATAACATCACAATATCCATCTGAATTATAGCTTATACCAACTGCTTCATCACTTTTGAATATGCAATTTATGGCATATGATTTGGTTACTGTTGAAGAAACCGACAAGTAATATTTTCCAACTGGATTAGAAAACTCACAATTCATTATTTTCGCATAGTTAGACAGTGTCAAACCTATATTCTCAAATATGCTGTCAAAGGCTTCAAAAAGTGCCATTCTCTCATTCATCAATTTTTCAGAATGAATATTGCAGCTTCTAAAAGTTATAAGCTCATTCTTGTGGTCATAAAATTCTATTTGTACATCAGAATTGCAGATGGTTAAAGTATCTGCGTCCTCAATGGAAAAGGCTCTAGTTCTATTTGTTGTATTATAACTCGGAGATTTTAACGTGCAATTTGATAGATTTATACTGGTATCTCCCTTGCTAGTTATATATCCATCTGCACTAATTATACAGTTTTGTATATGGCATATGCTTCGCACTTGTGAAATGCTATCAGATGAACTTGGATAAAACTGTATTGCACTGTATGATGGTGAATGTTTTGCATCAAGTAAAGTATTTGATACAAAAAAATCCTCCAATACTTCATTGAGAATGTAAATGCAATGCTCCCCTGTTCCGCCATTAGAATCAAGTGTGATAGTGCACCCATCAATATTCACATGACGATAATGACGTGAAATGCCTTGTAAAGTATTTTCGATTGTGACTTTTGATACAATTAGTCTATCCAACACATTTTGCAATGTCGTGTCTTCACTGGAAGTTTGTCCAACTATGCCCTCATCAAAATTTTCAAATGTACAGTTTTCTACAAGAAGAGCATCCAATCCATAACTAGCTATTGCTGTTTTATTTGACCTGTTTTGTATTGTTTCGCCATGTGCACCTGTGATAGTTTGACCCAATGTTGTAAAAAAATGAACATTATTAAAAATCACTTTTTTAGCATTGTCATATAAAACAAATAACTGTCTGATTTCTGTTGAACGATCAGTTTTGATGATAGCCTGATTGCCAAATAGCACAAGAGGATTATTAACACTTATTCTGGAAGGAACATAGTAGGTCTTATTTTCCGTCAAGACAACTGGAAGATTACTATTACAAGCAGTATTAAACGCATCTGTATCATCAGTCACACCATCACCAGCAGCACCAAATATCTCAGGAGTTACATAATCTTTGATGGTTTTCAGCTTCAGAGCATTTGAAAATTTTGCCTCTGTCAAACTTCCATCCTGTACAGTGGTAGTTGCTTCTGGATGCTCGTCAAGCCAATTCTGCACTGATTCATCTACATCCGCCGTGAAAATGTCAGCATACTCTTCAACCACTGTCACCCTCTCATCGATCGCCGTCAAGTCATCCGCATCAGCCTTTTCCGCAAGTGCATCCCCCACAGCCTTTGCATCTGCAGGCGCACCGCTAACAGACAGTGTCGTATCTGTGACCGCTCCACCGTAAGTACCGCCGGATGTCCATGCAGAGCCACTCCAGTAGTACCAGTTTCCTGCGGTATAGCCCGTTTCTGACCCCATATACAGATAGACCGCAGATTCATCCGTCATTTCTGCTACTGTGGAAACTGGAGTGGGAGAACCATTAGCTATTTGGCTGATTCTTGTTTGCAGTTCCGCTATACTATGGCTATTGGCGTTGACACCATTAACGCTGTCATCAATGCCGTTTTCAATCCTGTTCAGATTTGTCGCACTTAGGGCTGTTGTTCTTGCCGGAAGATTCTCCCATGTCAGCTTAGAAAAACTAATATCGCTCATTCTTTGTCACCCTTTCCAACGAGTATCTGGATTCGTTGATCGTATCGCTTGCTCTACGCACACGCCAATCAGCGGAAAGTGGGTCTGCTGTTCCGTCCTGTAAAAGAACCGGTTCAGATTTTTCCCAAATCAGGCTTCCGTCATTAATCGGCAATTCGCCTTTTGCCATTACAAGCATACCGCCGAACGTTTCATAATCGTGACCGTACGGACGTTGCTCAACAGAACCGCCTGTGTCATAAATATTCCCCAGGAATTTTACT